CTACTTGATTATAATCCTCTTCTAAGACCTCCTTAAGGTAATTTTTGTCCCAATATTTGTAATATTCAGTTTTTGCGAGTTTAATTCTTGCTTCAGTAAGTTCTTTACGTGATTGACAGAGCACTAAATTGTATTTTCCATTACTTGTAAGCACTCCATTGATTTTTGTGCCAGATTTTCGATGATCTGCAATAAATTTATAGTCTTTATAGGTTCGATTATAGTCATCAACCATTGAATATAGAAAATCTTGGTCATGTTCGTCCTCAACAGCGTAAATTACGACATCCCAACCACATCTTGGTCTAACTTTTCTCAATTTTTCATCCAAAATGATAAATTTTGCCTTTGATGCATAGGGACATATCGCAAAATTACCTAATTCTGGTTGATTTTTAGATAATTCCTGTATCCATTGTAAAATATGGTTATACTTCCTTTCTTTCATCAGGTGTTGTCCAAAAATAATCATCACAATCACCAAGTCTACCCCAATTTACGTCATTTTCAACCTCGAAGATGCGTGTTGATACCTTAAAGTCAGGTGTTTTAACTGGATCAGGTGTCATTGATGTGTCATAAATGCGACAACGGTTGTTTGGATAGAGTGCAAACTGACCATTTCTCATTTCGACAAGATTAAATGACTTATGTTCATCTGGCATCTCACTTGTGGAGGAGTCAACTTGGTCAAAATCACCATGATAGTTATCTAAAGTACAAATGTACTGTCCTTTTTGGTTGCCAAAGTGTCTTGTACGCAGTTCCCACTCCATTGGAGCAACAAATTGTTTGACAATTACAGTAAAATCATAGTCCATACAGTTCCAAAACTGTAAATTTACCAAATCCATGTCTGGGTCAGGTATTTTTGGTGATGATAAAAATGCAGAAATTGGTAATTTATCGAACATTGCACCATATTCTGGTAAATATGTCTCAAAATAGAAGGCACGACCTTGTATTGACTTGGCACATACCCAAATCCCCTCTACAAACTCACCATGACCTGATTGAAAGTCTGTTAAATATTCTTTTCTTACCCATACCTTCTTGGTTGGAAGGTTTCCGATTAATTTTGCCATGTGTCAAAGAAGTTTGAAATTTCGTATCCGTCTAATTTTGCTTTATAGTCTGATGATTCACCCAAGTAGAAGTAATCAAAACCTAGTCTTTTATATAATGCACACTCACTTTTATTTGCTTTATGTCCTAAACTTAACTTTTTATTCTTATAGTTCCATGCAAACTGATCAGCCCACACACTATTTACACTTTTAAAACGATATGCAAGAGTAAAGGCAACTAATTCATTACCATCATAGTATCCAATCACATCAGAATGAGGAAGTTCAAACTCCTCAACGAAGATTGGTACAATATCTTTAAATCCCTTATAGGTTACATATTGCTTGTATATCTCCAAGCACCGATCAAAAGAAGAACCATCAAGGATACGATAGTTATGATATTCCTGATAGTTCGTGTCTTTGAGTCGAATGCGACAAAACATTAGTGTCCTTGTCCTTTGTATCTTTTACGAGCCGAGTTACGGGCGGTAGGTGAATATTTAGAGTGTTTTCCTTTTCCTTGTCGAGTTTTTTTCGGACGACTTTGGATTGAGTTGCCTGTGTTAAATGTTTTTGCCATTAATTTTCTACAAATTTTACGTCTGTGACTAGTTCGAGTGGATGCGGTGATCCGTTTGCATAGAAGTCCTGTGCAAGGTCTTCCATTTTATCAAAGTATTCTTCTTCGGTAAGATTCTCAAAGAGCACCTTACCGTTATGAGAGATACTATATAACTCTTGTTTTTTCATGTCCTACACGAATACGAGGGTCACACATGATTCGGAATCCTGCCTCCTTTGCATCAAGGCAAAATGAGACATCTTCTCCGCACATGTCTTGAACTGCTCCTGATTCAAATACCTGCATCTTCGGTGCAAACCAAGGATACTTCATCTGATCATCTTCAAATACTCCATGTTTAATAAGTAACCAACCAAACCCTGCATAGTCAACTGTAAATGGTTTCTTTCTCTTCTCAATTGAATCAAGAGTTTCATGGTTCATCACTCCACCATTACCTTTGAAGTCATCTTCATCTAACCAGTGAGCGACTGAAGTTGTTCTTCCATCTTCTGTACAATACCAACCAGATGCAATCTTTTCGTCCATTAATACAAGTTGATAGAACTTCTCAACATTGAATACAATGTCAGAGTCAATCCATAACTGATAGTCATACTTGAGTTTACCATCCCAAGGTAATTGATCAGGACCTCGAAGAACGTTTGCACCAAGACACTTACATCGGGCAAAATTTACCATTGATGAATAGTCTTGTGATATTTGTATATTTGCTTTGTTATGTACGAGATCAAAGCAAAGAGTTACAAAGTTTTTTAGAAATGTATATGATACTCCTCGACCTGGTAGACAAAATACAATTGTCTTACCTGCTATCATCTGTTTTGCTTTATCGTAATCCCACTCTGGTTCTTTAACTTCTTTCTTTGCTTTTGCAGCTGCTGATTTAACAGTAAATCCTTTTGCCATACTAATGATCAATTATAATTATATAATACACTATTATCTATATGATGTCAATAAGACTGGTTATTTTTTCTGTTCGGTTTCTTGGATTGCCTTTATTACTTTATAGTCCAATTCAATACCTTTGTGTTTTAAAAGGATTGCCTTTGCCATTGTCATTTTTGAGCTATAAAATACAATAGTTTCATTTAGTCCTGAGTCACCACTCATAAGTCCTCCTGTATAGTACTTTTATATGAACCTCTCTCTTTAACAAATATATCGCTAATCTTAAATATTTACAAGTTTAATTATTGCTTTAGATTTGTTTTGTAACATTAATCATCTCGATTCGTGATGATAACCTCATCTCCATCTGAGTTAAAATTGATTGGTGTGCCTTCATACCAATTCATTTCATTCATTATCCACTCTGGTATTTTGGTGATGTACTCCCCAGTAATTGGATCAGTCTCTATGGTGGTAAAAATTTCTGCGGGATTTTTTTTCATATAAATGGATTTCATTTTTCATTTCTGATTTTATATATTATTCCGAAAATTTTTATATATCAAATCGAACATTTATCTCGCTTCCGTAACACTTTGTAGGTTAGGTTCCCTCCGCAATTTTAAAACGGGGGGCATCAACGCCCCCAACTGCTGATATCACGAACGAATGATATTAAAGTTATATCTGCTAAAGGTCTCTCTGTCCACTAACTTATATGTCCCGTTGAATCCGTGCATTACATAACCCTCCCCTGAGATGTAAGACTGCCCTAAGAAACACTCTGCGTCAAAGTTATCTCTCATGCGTAGCATAAACTCCTCCTTGATTCTCTTCACAAGTAACCATAACCTAATCAACTGATAGTTTGCGAACTCCTCCGCAACTACTTCTTCCCCATCCTTAATATACGCATTAAGATCAATTTTGATCTGATCTGCTTCTTTCTCTGTGGCAAAGTCAACTAAGGTTGCCATCTGACGGGCAAAACGGATTGTTTCAGAAAAATCCATTACAGAACCCAAATTGGATAACCACGCATCAGGTTGAATAAAACCATTACCCAACTTATCCAATAGGGGTGTTGCTGTCATGCCCTGCATGGTGTCCCCCGTGTATTCTGTATGAGGTGCAACCACGACTCCCACGTTCTGAACTTCCGCAAATGTATAAGAAATTGCATTGGGTTTATAATCTCTGTAACCACCGAACCCAATAAAATCCCCTTGAAAAATTCTGTCTGTATGGGGTAGGCAATTAAAGCACCTGTGCAAAATGCCACTTAGTTCAACGTTGTTCCCGTGATTGCGTTCTATGTCATCATTTGTATAATTAATTTTTGGTATTCTCTTATTAAATACAGACTTCGTGCCAACAAAAAACTTTCCATTCTCTGGGTTAGTCCCCCATACGATTGCGGGTGATCCGTCAATCTTAACTGAGTAATGGTTGTTAGACTCAAACGCATTGAGTACAGATAAATCACCGCAGAGGATTGTATCCTCTGGGTGTTCAATGTGTAGGTTCTTCATATTACGCAAACATGATAGGGGTTGCGTACTTTGAGCAAGGGTGGGGATCTTCGGGGGAACAACCGAAAGATCCGATGAAGTTATCTAACTCCTTGATCTCATGTGGGGTAAGATCACAAAAATCAATAGTTGCAATGTGGTCTACTCCCCACTCTGCAACTTCAAATACGAACTCTTCCCAATCGCAACATACATGAGCAACATTTTCAAAGTTGTCATTTGCTAGGATTCTGTTAGAGATTGCTTTAGAACGTGGTAACATAATTTTTAAATTAGTTTTAGTGGTGTATGTCCTTATTATAAAGGAAAATGGGGTCGTCCGTGACCCCTTGTAACATTAATTAATATTAGAAATATTT